GTTTTGAGGGACAGGGACAATAGGGTACAATGTGGCACTCAGACACACACTTCCCACCGGACAGTTTACCTAGCTACAACTGACAAGCTGTTCCTTAACGGAGGAAAACCCGGAGAGTTTTGGTACCACTCACAACCGGCTAGCTAGAAGCTTCGTCGTAGTGACGTGCCAATATTCACTACTGCTACGCCCAATTTTAGGTCGAGGGAAGACCCCGCACAGCACGAAGTGCCGATGAACGGGGGCGGCGCAATGCTGCACGCCCAGCCAAATTTGGTACCCCGGCTGGCCGGCCGGCTCCAGTTATACTCATGGCGAGTACTCCCGACAATCATGTCAGGAGCGTGGTGGTCACCTGCGCGCCCCGCTGCGCTATGGTGACCACACCGGACGAAAAGTAGCATATCACCGTATGGCGAAATGCTGCCACCTGTTGCTGAGGGCTGTTCACCAAACTGCCATCAGCAATCCACGTCAGGTTCAGTGAACAACCGGTATTGTTCACAATGACGTTCGCGAAAGGCACAGTGCCAGACGTGACCCAGGTGCCCGGAGCAGCAACGGTTGTGTACTCCGGAAACAAAAGCATCTGGGTCATATTGGTCGTGGCGTACGCGGTCACCTGCACATTGACCAGGTAAGCGTAGTTGGCCTTCAAAGTGAACACACCAGCGGCGTACAAAAGTCCCAACTTGTCGACCTGCCCATCTGGCACTGAACCATCAGCGCCAGCATAGTAGTCCACAAAATTGGTCAGAACGGTCGGGACGTTATTCGCCGGAGTCTGATTCGCGTTCGTCCAACGGAACAAACCCATCAGATTCGGCTCACTGGGAGGAACTGGAATGCGCGGGTTGGTCAGCTCGATGGTGTAGCGTACACGCAACTCTCCAACGGCAGTACTCCCGTTACCCGGCGCAAGTCCGGTGGTCATGACAAAAAGACGCCCCATGTCGTACATCTTCTGGTCAGTGCCTGGCACAACACCAGTTCGCGTGAACTTGGTGCCAGGGGTCAGACGCTTTGGGTCCAAAGTCAATACCATATTCTCATACGGCATGCCATCAACATGTGGATCAATGGACTCCATCTGCTGGGGCGTCTGTGGGCTGGCCTCAGTGGCGTCATAGTTCACAGCGAGAATCACCTTGCCTGCCGTTCCCGCTCCGGAGAATGCGGAAACCAAAGGTCGATAGTAAAACTCCATAGAGACGCACCTGTACTGCTCATATTGGACAGCAACGGCCTGACCCCACTTCGCAAAACCTTGCGAGGAGGGATCCAAAGCAGGTTGGAGTTGCACAACGACTACTCCAGTTTGAGACGCGACGGACGGGCTCGGAAGATCAGGAAGCGTCACGATATTCTGGACGAACTCGTCCTCGTGGATACGCTGGTTCCGCAACCCTGGCTGCTCTCGCGCGTTGCGATAAGCATTGGGTGCCTCAGAAAGGGCAGCGGCGACACCAGGTCGCAGCTTAGGAGCTTTCTCCTTCTTGCCCTTCTGCTTTGGGTGGTTCACACGTCCAATGATAGCAGACTGTGCCTTCGCAGCTGCTTTCTTGTCGTGTAAAGACTGCGCCTTGCGCGCAGCCTTGCTCTCGGCCTTGGTCATAGGGCCATACATGGTCAAAAGATATAAAATCAATTTCGAAACGCGGTTGATGGCCATCTCACCGCATAACGAAAGCGCAATCCCAACTATCCAGTCGGGGGCGCCCATGTTGAGAGCATGGTCGTCCGTTCCTGTGTAAGACCCGTGACTACCATTAATTTGCTGCTCCAGCTTGTGGATGCATCTGCACACGGGAATAAAATTTTGTCCCGTAAAGAACATCATCGTGCTCACAATCGCACGCTTTTGTGATGCCTCAATATCTGATCCACGGATATTGAGGATGTCCTTGGCAATTTGATGCACCTGGTATCCTGGCATAGCATGGTCATCTGTGTTTGTAAACGAACCATGGGATCCCATCAGCTTTTCATCACCCAGCTTCTTGGATCCCTTGTTCCGTCCTCGTAGAGCCACAGACCCCGATTTCTTATCGAGTGACTGACGAACAGACTGCGTGACCACTTTGCGCTTGTCCACGCGTTTCTTCTTAAGCACATCTCCGTCACGGCGTTTCGGTGCCGACTCGATGTGTGCTTGAACCTCCGTCAGTATTTGCTCCACCTCCTCCTTGTCCTTCGGAGGGATTGGTTGGTCCGCGGGCTCTTCAGCACTCACGAACACAATGGGCGCTGCCTTGACGTCCTCCTTCGTTGAAGGTCCGTACACTAGGCCATCGACAGCGACAGGATGCTCGGCTTTGATCTCATCATCGACGTGGATCCACTCAGGCGGATTCATCAGCATGGCTATAGCGGTCTCGCTGCCCGCTTTTTCGCCACGCAATGCGCCTATCCATGCGTCATAGAGTAACCAGCACGCGCCTGGGAGCGACTCCAGCACATATTCCTTGGACTGGTAATCCGGGAATTGCTGAAATTGCTCGTCAGCGGGGTTGGAAGCAAACCAGCTTGCCAACTCAGCACCGACCACATTGTGATTATTCAAC